TTGTTTTTAGTTCGGTTTTGTGATAAATTATGAATTGTTGTTTAGCTTACGCTATTTAGAAATAATTTTTAAAAGAAAAATGATTATTTTACTTTTACTATACTCATATACTTTACCCCTGCTTTTTGTAATAATTTCTTTTTTGTTTTTGCTTGTTCCCTTGTATATGAACGATTAAGAGTTTTACCTTTTCTCTTTACTAGAAAATTTCTTTCTACCATTTTATTTATTTCCTCCCTTACAATTTTGTTTTAACATAATATTTATAGTAATTTGAATTTTAAATATTTAACTATTTTTTATCTCCATAAATATTTATTGATTTATCTTTAGTTTTCTTTTTATGAAATAAAACATATCCCCAAAGAAAACCACATATTAAACCAGTAAATAATCCTAAATAATAATTAATCATTGTTTCTCCTTTGATGTAAAAGCCGAACTGATTCTCTCTTCAGCTATCTTAAAATATCCTTCATCTAATTCTATTCCTATAAAATCCCTATTGAGATTTTTACAAGCTACTCCAGTTGTTCCAGAACCCATAAAACAATCCAAAACAACATCACCTTCTTTTGAGGAATGTTTAATTATATTCTCCATCATCACGACAGGCTTAGGTGTTATGTGTCCTTGCTTTTTAGCTATTTCGTAGTTCCAAACTGAATGATGTGTTTTTTGATTATTAAATGTAAATCTCAAATCTTCATACTCCTCTCTCAAATCTTCATACTCCTCTCTCAAATCTTCATACTCCTCTCTCAAATATTCATACTCCTCTCTCAAATATTCATACTCCTTATCTTTGTTCAAATAATTTCTAATCTTTTCATACTGCTCTTTCATAATAAAAGATTTTCCAGTAGTCCAATTTGAAACACACCCAGTCATTCCCCCTGTTTTTGATGGGAATAGTTTTGCTATCTCTGATATTGTAACATTAGCTTTTTTAAATTCAGATAATAAATATTCTGCAACTGGATTAACACATTTTCCCATAATTTTACTTAACCCTGTTTCGTCCTGAAAGGTGTAATATAGACAATACTCTGCCATCTTTTGATAATTCCTTAACATCTCCACTTCTATAAATCCATCAAGAAATCCTTTTTTTTTACTCCCTTCAAATCTCTTATTCCAAACAATCATCTGTCTAAATATAAAGTTTGTATCTGATTCTATAATGTTCATAAGTTTGGAAATAGTAGGCATATTATTATGCCAGAAATAAAAGCTCCCATTATCTTTTAAAACTCTCTGAAGCTCTAAAAATACGTCCTTCATCCATTCCTCATAATTATCAATCTTATCCCAAGTGTCTTTTCCTATATTGTATGGAGGGTCTATTAGGATTAAGTCTATGCTTCCAGCTTCTAACTTCCTCATCTCTTCTAAACATTCTCCTTGTATTAATTCCATCAGTTCGCTTCCTCGTTATAAGCCGTAAAGATTTCTTTGAATAATGCAGGGGGAATAACTGATCTTTCCATGTTTCCTTTTATTCCTTGAGTTCCAGTTTTAGATCCTCTTGGGGCTGGTTCGTGATGACAATCTTTATTTCCATTCTTACAAGTCTTTGGTGTCCAATCTAAATTAGTCCATATATCTGTTGGTTTTGCTCTTGAATCTCCATATTGACAATACCATGCAGTTTTCCTATATTCTTCTGGTAAAAACCATCTTGCTCTTGCTCTGGGATTTTCTATAAAGAATATTTTATTATGTTCAATACAGAATTTAGCAATATCCCAACATAACCATAATAACTTTCTACCTTCAATAGCTTCATCTGTTTTAGGTTCTTTATCTGCTGTCCAATGGGTGTTCCCTGAAGCCATACTAAAGGTTGTGCATGGAGGGGACATCCAAACTATATCTGCTTCTTCAATTTTATTAAAAAATTCTTTCATTGTAGCATAGCTTATTTTTATAGTTAAGTCGTTATCAAACTTTATTTTATTATCTACGCAAAAGGTTTCATGTCCTAGTTCTCTTGCTACTTTACTAAAAGATTGTGTTCCTGCAAATAGTTCTACTGTTTTCATTTTCTCTTCTCCTTTTGTTCTTTTTGTGAATTTAGAATTATTAAATCAAAAGTTCCAGATAAAATTTCGGAAGGATATATTTTGAATTGAATTTCTTTATCTTTTTCCAAATGTCTAATTCTATTCTTTATTTCATATTCTAAAACAGCCCTACTACAACAATTTATTATCATTTTGATTTCACCTGTGTCTTGTTAAGCGAAGTCGCTTTAGAGTGTTTACACGCAGTTTCAATTATCCTATTTACTACATGGGTAGCTGAAAGTAAATGAGCATATTTTCCCCCATTACGATTATAACTTTCAACATATCTTTTCCATTTTTCTTTTAATTCTTTTGCGAACTTTTGTGAATTTATTTCATGTTCAATCATTTTTGACTTTCCTTTAACATTTTATTTAACTCTTGAGTAATTATCTTCAATTGTTCCCTTAACATTCTATGTTTCAATGTAAGTTCTTCAAACTTCTTTTCAAGAACCGCAAATTTATTTTTTGGTCGATGTTTGGATTTCTCAATACAAGCTTCACAAAGTTTTCCCGTCGAGGATTTGGGTCGGAACTGCACCTCACACCTTGCACATGGTTTCAAGAATCTCTTTCTTACCTTCCCAGTTTTTGCACCAATCATTTTTCCCCCCTTGGAATTAAAAGTAAAAAAAAACAGGTGTTCTTGTCGTAAGAATAACCAATCGTAGTAATTTCTTTTGGGTTAAAATCTTTAATTTGTTCTTTCAAATTCAAATCGAATTCAAGTTCTGGGATTGTTTTCATAATCCATTCTCCTCTCTATCCCAATCATAACTATTTTGAACTTCCGCAGATGCAGGAGAGTTTTTCTTCTCAACTGCATTTTTGCAAAAGTAATCAACCTCTAGAGATGGTGATTTTACTTGGACTGGGTTCATTTGAATAACTCCTTTAACCAATTCCAAAATTTACCTAAGAACCATTTGGATTTTTCTGTTTTTATTTCTGGAATTTCTAAATCTCCAATATTATCAAAAGCAGTTGCATTATTCTCTAAATATTTAATCTTTTCAATAAATTCTGTTACTGTAACATATTCAGTTACATTTCTATTTACATATTTTGTCCTGGAACTTCCACTATGATGAACTACTACTGTTTTTACTTCTTGTTCTTTCAAATAAGTTAAGACTATTTTAAATTCATCTGGACTAATACTTTGAGGAATTATGATTTTTGCATGAGTTAAATTTGATTCTAAACCAAATTCAGTTACATTAATAAAAGTTGAATTATCAATTACAGACAAAGTTATATCACTTGATCCAAAGTTATGATTAACTTCTAAAGTTTCTCCAGGAAAGTATGCACTAGCTAAAGTTAAGAACATTATTCCTAGTATTATTGTTGCTATTTGTTTTTTCATTTTATTTCTCCTTTGTATTTTTTGAATATAAATGGAGAGACTTTCACTCTCCTGCTTTTGATTTAAAAAAATCTAAAATAATAATATTTGAGGATTTAACCTCGGATTACACTAATTGCGATTTCACAATCATTTACAACTGGTGCATCTTCTGGGACTACAATTTGATATCCATCAGTTGCAGCTCCTAGTCCTAAGACAGTTCCAGATACTGAATTTTCTCCAAATGCGTAAACACAATCTGCATAATTATCTAATCCAGTTACAATTTCATTTGAAAGTGTATAAGTCAAATCTGCTTCTCCTAAATTGTTTAATCTAGCACAAAGCATTCTTCCTTCTCCTGGATATAAACCATCCAAATCAATTGTTCCAGTTAATGGTAACCATTCAGTTGCATCTGCACAATCATTTCCATTGTAATTACCTGCATCTCCAATTATTGAATATTCGATTCCGTCAAATGCTTCATAAACATCTGCTTGGATAACGAAAGTATTAACAACAAAACCTGTTGCAAATACAAAACCAATAGCTAAAAATGCAAACAATGGGATCATAAACAGCTTTTTCATTTTCTTTTTTGTTTCAATTTCTTGTTTCATTTTTAATTCCTCCCTTACAATTGTTTAAATTTCTCATATGAAAACTCCCATATCTTCTAATTCTTTAATAACATTCTTTCCTTTGTCTTTTGGGGTTTTCTTCTTTTTCTTGGGATTGAGAATTTTGGAAATATTCTTAGAAACATTCTTGTTAGTTGGATTTTTATTTACCATTTATATACTCCTTAATTTCAAATTCAATAATCATTAACTTATACTGTTCAGTTAAGTCTTTCATTTCTCCAAGTGTTTTATTTAAATATTGATTCATTTTGTTATACTTATTATTATGTTAACTTGTTTATATACATTCCTTTTAATTCTCAAATGACAAACCTCAAATTGTATCTTGATTCAAGGTAATACATTTCTTGGTAGGAAGGTAAGGTGAATTGTTTGTTCAGTTTCATTTCCTCCCGTTCAATTAACTCCCATGGAGTAATCAAACATTTACACTTTGAACAGTATACTTCGATATTATTTCCGTATACTTCGATTGTGTTGTGGGGACATTTGTAGGTTAGTTTCACTTACCTAACAACTCCATTTTCCTCTTTGCTTTCTCAATATCTAAAGTAACTTCAATTCCTTGACTTAATCTTCTCTTATCTACAACTAAACCTAATCTCTTTAATGCTTTTCCAACCCATTTTTCATTAATCCACTTCTCTTCAAAATCTTCTACATTACCCAAAAAGTTTCTAAAGATTGTTGTAATGTTTCTAATTGAATTATAACCTATGTCTTTATTCATTTTTGAAACACAATGAAATAAAGAAACATCTTTACTTTCAACCATTTCTTCTTCTCTTTTTTCTTTGGATAATGTTCCTGCAACTTTTAATACATCTTGAAACACTTCTTCTCCAAATTCTTTTGCAATTAACATTAAAGGGAAGAATAATTCCAGATTTCTACCGTTTATACCTACACCATCTATACACTCGAATAACACTAAATCCTCTCTCTCAAGTGTAGTTAGTGGAGTTAGTGTAGTGTAAGTAGTATATGTAGTTGGTGTATTATATTTCATTTTTACCCAATTGTTCCATTTTTCTATATACCTTCTGGTATACACTACACTACATAACTGCACTAAATCCTTCTCAAGTGAACTTTTTACCATTAAAATCTCTTCTTTTACAAAAAAATCCTCAATTAACCGCATAACATCTTTTCTTTCCGATTTTTCAAGAACTATTGTAATACACCTATCTCCAAGTACTTCTTCCATTCCCCAAATGTTCGCTAATGCGATTGGACGGAATGGTTCAAACTCTTCAATCTGCATTTCAGAACCTTCTTTTGTATTAACTTTCTTAATTCTCCTAACCTTTGAACCTTTTTTATATGCAGAATTTAATAGTTCACGAGTTCCTTCTTGCCCTTTTCTAGTCATTCCCTCATATTCATCAATACCTAAAGAGTGTCCTTTTGGGTAACGGAAGAGAACTGCTTCTGTTGGAGAAGAAAGAACATCTCCTTTGTAAGCCATACTCATAATTAATTTTAGTGTTTTAGTTTTTCCAGAACCCCTCATTGCATTAATGAAAAGGTATGGGTAAGTATTAAATTGTTCGTGCATATAAGTTCCGATGATCCATATTGCAGTTAAAGTATAATATTCTTCACTCATATCAACATACTCTTTTAATACAGCTTTAATTCTGTTATATGTTTTCAATAAATACTTTCTTTGTTCTTTCTTTTTCTCCTCTTGATTCCATTTATTAAGAAAAACTTTATCTTCTTCTTCAATTTCTTGTGCAGGATCAATAACAAATTTTATTGATTCCCTAAATTGTTCTTTGTTTTCTTCCTTAACTTTCAAGAGTTCAATTATTAATTCCCCTCTAAAATCTTCTGTTAATGGAAGTTTAACTCTTTGTTCTGGAAATTGTTCTACTGTAAAATCAACCTCTTTTTCTTCACTCATTCCTTCCCCCTCTCTTCAAAAACACCATCGTTTCTAATTTCAAATAATGAAACTCTAACGTCTCCCAATTTTCTTTCTTTAATTAAAAATAATGTATCGGTTAATTTTTCAGTAATGAATCCATTAAGAAATATATGTATTCCTTTTTCATTAGTTCTTCTAAGTTTTAAATGAACTTGAATCTTTTCTTCAAAGAAGAATTTTAATTTATCCAAGTTAGTTCGTTCGTCTTGTGTCAAGTTTTCTGTTGTCATATTTACTACAAACTCCATTTCTTTTTAATAATTTCTAACTATTATAAAGTTTTAATTTTCTTAGTAACTTTAAAATGACAATAAGAAAAATCCCCACGGAGAAAAGAACGGGAGGTCTAAAGCCCGAAACTCCACGGGGAACTATGATAACCCTGGGTTAGTTAAGAGGTGACAAATCTACCCAGGGTTAAGTATGAAATGAAGGGAGAGGATGTTTTATAACGATAAAAGTGACTATACCGACCAATCCCTCTTTATCCCTCCGTGATTGATTATTATGTTTTTATTTTTGTTTGTTTCATTTTTTGTTGTTAAATTCAAATCTGGCAGATTTTGCATTTTCTACATGACGATCTATATCATTAAAATAATCTTCATTTATTTCAGCATCATCAAAAGCCGTATAAAATCTACCCTCATTTTTGGGATAATTATGATAATTAGAAATTGCACAATTTGTTGAAAGTAAGGTTATATTTAATTCTTCGCCAGGATATTCATAAAATTCTCCATTACAATAGTAACCTGTTTCTCCAGAACCATCTATCAATGGTTTTCCATAAACATCTATATCTGGGAAAATAATTTCATAGGGTTTTCTTTCAGGAATTCCAGACAAAATAATGCAATGTTTATGTGTCCCTTTTACTAACAGAGCAACTTTATCCATCTCATCTTTATTTAATTCTGTTGGTTTTACCTCTCCCCACATCTCTAATTCTGGAAACCAAAAATCTGGTAGATAATTTATCCCATTTCCAAAATTAAATCCTTCTTTTTCATATTCCCATTTTAAATCCATTGAATCAAAATAAACTGCCCACCTGGCTTCTAATCTTGACCTAAAATAATATCCTTTATATTTTGTATTAATTGCTTTTATTTTCATTTTTTAACCTCCTTTCAGCTATATTTGAAAGGTAACATGTTTTTAAGAGAACATGCAAACTCCCTTGCCTCGCCTTGCCATGCCTTGCCTTGCCATGCCCAGCCTAGTGAATATGAATGGAGAGAGTAATTTCTTACTCTACTTACTCTCTCCGTTCCAAGTCTTTCCTTGGTGTCCACATTACCTAAAATGCAGGTAGTCAATTTTTTATGGAGTTAGCTACCAACTGCTCCGAAGCGGGAGAGCAGGATTTGAACCTACCTCATAAAGAACTACTTTACTTACCAATTGTTTCGAGTTAGTTAAACTCAACTATTTCTCCCGCATAAATTAATAATAATAATAAATTATTTAATTGTTTCTGTTGAAACTTATTCTGATAAAGCAACAGAATATTTAGTAGCTTTACCTTCTCCAGTCTTTGTTACTTTAACAAATTTTAAGTCGGGTTTCAAAGCTAACATTTTCTTAATCTCTTCAAGAACTGTCCACGCAACTCTGTATTCTTGTTCATTAACAACCATAACTTTGTAGGTATAACTTTCTCCATCCTTATTTTCCCCATGTCTAGTTTCAATTGGAAAAGACAAATCCGCTCTATCTAAGTCTGTTATGTTTAGCGTTCTTTTTGGCTCATATGCCTGTGCTTCTTCTTTTAATGATGACATTTTTATTTACATTTCCTCCTTTGCATTTGTATGAATCTCTCTGTAATTAAAACTATGTGTCATGATAACTCCTACAACCATCCCTAGGAATAAACATACTGTACATTTAAGTAGAACTATTTCTGATCCTGTGAAGCTCATTGTGGTAATCCCTCCAAGAACTTCTCATTTAAATCTGTTTTGTGTTCTTTAACAATTTTCTTTTTCTTAATTCTCAATACTCTTTTGATTCTTTCAAGAGGTTCAAACTTTCCCTTTCCATTCTTGAAACTATCATAACCATACTTAGACTTCAAGAAATCACCCTCGCCCTTACTCAAATAACCCCCAAGAAACTCCCCAGGTCTATTCTGTGGAGTGTAAATAGAATTAATGGGTAATTTTACACTATTGTTATTAATCTCTGGGAGATTTTTTAATCTCTTGTTAAGTCTTTCGTCATTTTTTCTTTTATAACAAATATGACATAGAAGTCTTTCTCCATGAATTTCTTTTCTTAGTGAGGAGAATTGGTGGGTTCTTCCACACCTCTGACATAATACTTTTTTTCTCATCTTTTAATTGACCTCACTTTTCTAGGACTCTTCGCAGTTTTGTTAAAGTAACTTCTATAATCAATAACTTCTTGTTCTTTGTCATCCCAAATTTCATAGAATTGATCTAATCCAAAATCCAAAGAAGAAATATATTGTTGTGCGGCATTTGCAGAAGAAAAATCACAGGTAAAAATTTGGTTTTTTTGTTTACCTAAATTGAAGTTTACTCGTCTGATCTGCAATGTATCTGCATCAACAACATGGAATCTTTTCATAGATTTATAGAGAGTAAATACTATATAAAAGGTTATTATAATTTAAGAATTACAACAGTTATTCAAGTTGATCAATGAACGATTCCATTGTTGTCATTTGACTTATACTATCTCTTAATGCTAAAGTTTGTTCGTATTTTTGAATTCCTTGATTCAGAGCAGTTACATAAGTTGGTGTAATAGTTCTTGTTGTATTTTCATCAATGTTGTATGTGTATGCTTCTGTGTTTGTTACAAGTAATCCTACGCAAGTAGTCATGTCTACAAGACTTAAACATTCTTGAAGTAAATCATAAGTTACATAAGTTTGAAATCCATGATTAAATACTCTGTATGTATTATTATTATGGGTTGGTTCAACATAAACTAAATTGTAAACAATTTCTATTTTATCATTTTGTAAATTGATTTCTGAAATAGTGAATTCATTATACATATAAGTTGCAATTTGTTCATCACTTAAACTTACAAATTCTTGTGAAGTTAAAATTATATCTCCATTTTCTAATACTTCAATTGCTCTTACTTGTGCAAATCCTAATACCATTAAAGATAATACTAAAGTTATTCCTACAAAGATACTTAATGTTTTGTTTTTCATATATTTATTACCTCCTTGTCGTTTATTTAATTGTTGTTTCATCCTATTATTATCTCCGCATTTGAATCTATGTAAACTGTTCCGCCAGTTGTAGGGGGAATCATGTTTGCTACTTCTATTTTAGAATTGATTGTACAGTTTCCTATTCCAAAAAAGATTATATCGTTTGCACCTATGTCTGTATTTGTATCTAAGATACAATAATCTGACATAGTAATATTCCAATCTCCTGATGTGTATGTGCATGAATCATTTATTTCAGTTTCATTTATTTCTACCTCAAAAATAATTGCATATCCGTCACTTCCGCTACCTGAAAATGTATTTATATATTGGTTTTCACTTATTTGAATTAAAGAGTTGTCAAATGTTGATGTAGAATAAAATTCAAAAGAATTTTCTTTTGAAATGGTATTCCCAGTTAGCTTTAAAATAGTTGTAATTCCTTTCCCATTATAATAAGCATTTATATAATGAGTCTCATCTATTTTAATAATTGAATGCTCTGCCCCATAAGCCGTATCAAATATATAAGTAGTTCCTTTTGTAATAGTAGTTCCATCAATCATTAGAACAACTGCATTTCCTTGATAACTATCTCCTCTATATACATTTAAATAATGAGTTTCATTTACTCTAACCAATGAATTATATTCTCCTCTACTATTATCAAACTCATAGGCAGTTCCTTTTGTAATAGTAGTTCCATCAACTATTAAGACAACTGCATATCCATCACTCCCAGATCCAGTATAAGTATTTAAATAATGAGTATCATTTATTTTAATTAATGAATTATATGTTCCATCATTTGTATCAAACTCATAGGCAGTTCCTTTTGTAATAGTAGTTCCATCAACCATTAAGACAACTGCATATCCATCACTCCCAGATCCAGCATAAGTATTTAAATAATGAGTATCATTTATTTTAACTAATGAATTATATGTTCCATAAGTTGTATCAAATATATAATTAGTTCCTTTTGTAATAGTAGTTCCATCAACTATTAAGACAACTGCATATCCATCACTCCCAGATCCAGTATAAGTATTTAAATAATGAGTATCATTTATTTTAATTAATGAATTATATGTTCCATCATTTGTATCAAACTCATAGGCAGTTCCTTTTGTAATAGTAGTTCCATTAACTATTAAGACAACTGCATATCCATCTAAATCTTGCCCCATATATGTATTTAAATAATGAGTATCATTTATTTTAACTAATGAATTATGTTGTGCTAATGTTGCATCAAATTCAAAAGGAGATCCAGCAGTTACATCATATTCTGCCCATTGAAAAATATCAAATCCTTCTATTGTTGGAACCCATTCTTTCTTCTCTCCTGTTTCTGTGTTTGTAAATAAACCTACTTTAACATTTTCTTCACAACCTTCTATTTTTGATAATGCTTTAAAGTCTTCAAAGTAAGTCCAGTTTGTTTGAGTGTAATTATAACATTCAGTTTCATTTTCTCCTATTTCAATACAATCTTCTATTTCATAATCTAGTCCATACTTAAACCATAAATCTTGTTCACCATAAGTATAATTATCATTTACATCAAAAGTCCAAACAATATCAAATACTTTACTTGCTTGTTTATGATAATCAATTACTAAGAATTCTGCAATCATTGTATCATTCCCGGTACCCACTTTGTTTTCATAAGGAGTTATTAATTTCATATCTAATATTAATTTGTTGTTTTTCTTTTCAATTAATAATTCTTTTTCAGAAGCATTGTATGTAAAATATCTTTTATTAATCCAAGTTCCCCCTTCTTCTTCTATTACATCAGTTTCTCTAAGTTGTTTCCTTAATTCTTTATCATGGAAATTAAATTGAGGAACTGCGGAAACTACTCCAAGTAATAAGATTCCAAAGATAAAAATAAATAATATTTTTTTCATTTTAAGCGGAACAAATTTGTCCTCCACTTGAAAATACTATACAATCTGTTATGGTTTGATTATTAAAAGTGGGATTGCTCGTGGAAGTTAAATGTTGTCCAGTATTATATTCTAATTGGGTATCTCCTATAGCATTATTTGTTACACTTAATCCATCTGTATCTTGAGTTAAAGCAGTATTTCCTGCAACACTAAATGTAGTTGTACTTAAACTAATTCCATTTCCTGCAGAATATGTTGTATCTGGACTTGGATTTGTTGAGTTGTAAAATCTAAAAGGATTATTCTTTAAGTAATAATCACTCGAACCATTCCATGCTCCTATGAAATTATTTGCTGTTATATCAAATGCTCCTACATTCCAATTTCCACTTAAACCATTTGTAAAGTTAGAAGACCAATAAGGATCGACTTCCGTAACGCTTCCAACTGAAGATTGTAATTGTCCTAACGTAACCGCATGTCCCGACGCCGTTCCTTTCGCGATCGTTAACGTCCCGTTAAACAAACCGTCCCCCGCAACGTGTAAAGTTTTTTGAGGGGTTGTCGTCCCGATTCCGACGTTGCCTGAAGCATCTATTCTCATTTGTTGTGCCCCTTGGTGAGAAAATATAATATCTCCAGATGCAAAAGTTGAATCTAAAACAGTATCTCCCGTATGAGTATCATAATAAACAAAATAATTTGTATTACTTCTAAATAAACCAGCTTTATTAATAGAACCAACTCCTCCATATTCGCTTTTTAAAGAAACATAATTATCATAACCATTACCTTGCACACTTCTAATTTCTCCTGCTATAGCAAAACTACCAGCATTTATAATTCCATTAACATCTAATTTCGCGTCTGGACTTGTCGTCCCGATTCCCACATTCCCTTCAACCAACAATCCATTAGTAGGAGCAGTATTTGTTCCTGAATAAGTTGAACCTATAACAGCACTTCCTTCGACGTCGAGTTTGTTTTGAGGAGTTGTTGTTCCAATCCCAATATTCCCAGTAGCAAAATCCCCTTGAATCAAAGGAACAGCATTAATATTAGCTTGTTGTATTATAAACTGATTTGCTACTGTGTTGTCTTTACCTGCTTCGTAACCTAAAGCAACAACATTATCTCCTGAGTTGTTTTGATTAGTTCCATATCCCAAACCCGTAACTTGATTCCCAGAATTATCTATCCCCGCTAAATATCCAATTCCTATTTGATTATTTCCAATATTATCTCTACCTGCCCTATATCCAAAAGCAATTTGGTTTGTACCTGAATTTTCCCAACCTGCTGAAATACCAAAAACAGATTGTTGGCTACCAGTATTTTTATATCCAGAATAAACTCCAAAAGCTGTTTGAGTTATTCCTGTTGCTAAATGCCCTGCATTATAACCAAGAACTGTTTGTTTTGAAGAAGCTGAATTTCCTGCTTCATAACCTACAACTGTACTATAATAACCAACTTCTCCCCCTTTCGTCAACTTCAAAGCTTGAACTCCATCGTAGAGATAAGCAGATTCATTATTAATATTTATATTTCCTATAACGTCTAATTTATAACTTGGAGCTGTTGTCCCAATCCCCACATTTCCCGTCCCGTCATCATAAATAATTGAATCAGTTAAATAACTTGCATTAAAATATCTTGGTAAATAATTAGTAGTTCCATTACCAGTTATGTCTCCACCACTTGCACTAATTCCCGTAAGTTGTGAACCATCTCCGAAGTAAGTTGTCGCAGTTACATTTGCGAAAGTTACATTTTCAGTTGTGTTAAGAGATTGGTCAAATGGATTCCCCGCTGAACCGATAGGAGCATAGATAGTATCTGCATAAGTTTCATTGAATGTTGCGAAAGTATCATTCCAATAGTTTGAAGGATTTGATTTTAAATAATAAGATTCATTTATTACTGGACTTGGATTAGTTGAGTTGTAATAACTAAAAGGATTTGAATTTAGATAATAATCTGTGATTACAAAGTCAGTTGAGTTATAATAATTATAAGACGCAAGAACAGAATTAGTTACATATCCCATTTCCCCCGTACTCCAATTAATAATTAACCCAGTTGAGTTTAAGTCTTGAAGAGTTGTTGAGTTGTAATAAGAATAACTATTTCCAAGATCATAGTACAATGCATCTCCTTCAGCCTGTGTTATCCAATTAAAAATATCTGAAGTTAGTTCATTGAACCAGCTTTCTCTTATGTGGTAATATTCAGTAGCAACTCCTCCTTGAAGGTCAGACAGATTGTTGTGAAGTATTTCAGATCCATTAACAATGTTCACTATATTTGTATTTGTGTAATCACTTTCTTCAAAGTTAATTGAACTAACAAATGGTATAAAAATAAGAGCCAAACCTAAAAAGAATACAATTGATATTTTTTTCATTCTATTTTATAATTTTCTATATTTAAATATTTAATTCCTAATGCACCCTAAAAAAAATAATAATAATTACTTACGGTGCGGTTGAGTTCATGATAACTGTACCAGCTGTTTTAGCACCTTCCGCATAAGCCCTCCATGCAGAACTTTCTCCTTTTGCGAAGTTGAATACAATTATCAATGCGATTAGTCCAAATATAAATACTCCCAATGCAATTAACAATGGTGCATTTTTATCTAACCAACTCATAGTTTCTCTCTTCTTTTCTTCAAGTATTTGTGCAGCTGCATCTCTATAATCTGCAGGGGCAATACTTGCAAGTAGTCCGAGATTTTTAATTTCTACTTTGTTTAGTGGAACTAATATATCAGGATCATCGTCTTTTCTTTTACAAAGAATACATCTCTTACCATTAAGTTCATGATAATCTGTAGAAGAAACATTGTGAATCTTTCTTTTACTGTCCTTACAAATCAATTCTTGTTCTCCACCCATTTCCAGAAGTCCAAAGAACTTTCTATGTTTCTTAAACCATCCAGCTTTAGAAGTAAAGAATGCACATTTACCTTGACCTAAACTTACAACTTCTAAACAAGGATACTTAAATCTCTTATTCTGTTTTAACTTTAAGAAAAGAAATGTTACTACAATTATTGCAATTAACACAATCGCCCAGGTTAATGTACTACTTAGTAGTCCCATCATTCCCGCACCAATCCCACCAAAATCTAACGCCATTTATTTTTCATACCTCCTTTATCTAAACATTTTTTTACCAGATTTAATTGATCCCATTTCATTAATGTTTCTACTCTCCGAATACATTGAAGTAATCATTTTTCTAATTCCTTCAGAGTCCGCCATTTTTAATGTAATGAATGCGATTGAAAATACTATCTCTGCAACATAACCAAGTTGGGCGGTGTTAGTAATCTTATATTCTCTCCAATTACAGAGCATCATGTAAACACCCTTCTCCATTAAACTATAAGCTCTTTTACGAATAGTCTTGTCGTCTAGTTTTGATAAAGAAGTATTTGCATTTGAAACTGAAAGTATTAAATTAGAAATATCCCAGGCACCAATTTCAGAAATTGCATTGTCTTTTAGGTTTTTGTTTGTAACCCATTTCCCAGTTTGTTCGTCTCGCATCTTCCCCATTAATCTCATACGAATTAACTCTACAATTTCGTCAGGATTAATTCTTTCAATTATACTTGCCTTGTCATTAGAATTCCCGAAGGGCATATCTGGTGCATTATTATATTGTTCTTCTTCCATTTACTCTCAATAGAATAATAAGAAGTTTCTTTAAATATTTAATTATTTCTTCTTCTTTACTTCTCTTCCACGAATTTCAAGTCCAGTATAAACTTCTCTTCCACCAATCATTAATCCCTTTGTCTTTCCAACTTTCCCAGTAAACCATCCTCCGAAAGATTGAATGTAACCATAATCTCTTCCACCTTTAAACTTCCCAACTCCTCCAGGTCTTTTGAATTGTAGGTTTGGTTTTGGGAGATTTCCAATTAATCCAAATTCAGAAATTGGAATCGGAGTAAAGGGAGTTCTAGTTTGAGGAGTGGTTGTTGTTAGATTGAAAGTTGAGGTTACAAATCCAGTATCAAATGCAGATTTAGTTCCACTAACTTGCCCAGTCATAAATGCGGGAATTAATTCTGGTTTTTGTATTTTAGTTTGAATGTTTGAAGTTAATGTTGTTTTTCCAAATAAATTAGTACTTACCGTTCTACTTGTACTAAGAGTTGCAACACCTAATAAATTTCTTGAAACTTTTGGAGTTTGGAATTTAAATGGTGCAGATTTATATTTACTACCTTGAAATCCTTTTTCTAATGTTTGTGTTAGTTTTGGACTTTCAAATTGTTTGACTGGTTTATCCACTAAGATGTTTGTTTTCCCCGTTGGTTTAAATTCTGGAATATTAGTTTTAATTTTGGGAGTTTCTAAATTGTTTATAAATTTGTTTCTCCCTCTTGCAACCTTAACTTCATCTTTTGCAAAAGATTGAATTGTTGTTTCTGATGGTTTAAATTGTTTAGTGTCAATACTAAATTGTAATCCTTTTGAAGTTGGACTTTCACTATAAGTTATTCCTCCACTTGAAAATCTTTTAGAAAATCCAGGAGAAGAAAATTCGGAAGTTGTAGTTGTTCCACCTTTCATTATATTTTCTGAAAACCTGTTTACAAGTTGTTGTGATCCTCTTCCCTCTTTAACTATTGCGAAGGTAGATTCAACTGTAGTAAAAGAACTAATTCCAGTAGTCCTGGAAGTTTCTAAACCAGAAACAATTCCCCCTGTTCTTGTTACACTTGCAGTATCTATTTTAAAAGATTGTAATTGTGAAAGTGATTGTCTTCTCTCAACCCCTAAGAAATCTGCAGCAAATCCTTTGAAACTCTTTAGTTCTGCATTAACTGTGGAAAGTTTTATTCCTTCTCCACTTGGAATGAACTTCATTCCAGCAGAACCTTCAACAACATTCCCTGTTAAAAATCCCCCAGTTTTTGAATTACCTACTTTTTGAATAAAGGATTGTCCAAATTCACCAGAACCAATATCTGTTACTCCTTTAAATTTAACAGGTGAACCTGCAAGAATTTCCGACTTAATTGAAAGTTGTTTTGCAAGGTTCTTTTCTAAAGAAATCTTTCCTGCATTCATTCCAAACTTTGCAGCACTTCCAACTACTGCAACATCTGCAGCTAAGAGTCCTCCTGCTAAAGTTGTTGAACCTAATGAACTCCTAAAAGATTTATTATCTACTCCACCAATTCCTAATCCAGTCATTTCTCCACCAACTATCTTAGTTTGTTCTAAAGAAAGTCCTCTTGCTTCTTCAATAAACTTTTTACCTGAACCAATAATTGGAGTTGATTCAATAATCTTTTTACCTGAAGTTCTTAAATCTGGATCATCATAATAACCTGGAACATCTTTAATTTCTCCAATATCTTTACTAGCTTTATTTGTTAGTGTTTTATAATCTTCTGTTTCAACATACTCTTCTGGAGTTAATCCAGAAGCATTAAATTGTGATTGTACTTGTTCTTGATATCCAGTTTGAACATTCATTCTTTGAAGTTCTCTGTTCCTTTGGGTGTCTCCCCAAGTTTCAAATCCAGATTGACCTTGACCAGTTGTTCCAAATCTTGGAACGGAAGTATCTTTATCAACTAAATCTTCTTGCCATGTAGTTCTTCCAGTTAATCCTAGTGGTGCAGCATTAACAACAGAACCAGTTCCAGTAAAAGATTTGTCTTCAAAACCTGCAACATTTAATTTACCTGAAGAAGAATATGTTGCGGGAGTTCCACCACTTGGACTAAGTCTCCCAGTTTCTGCAGAAGTTACCCCTGCACTTTGTAATGATTGTTCAATTGGTTGTTCTACTGCGGGGTAATCTGCAGCTAAGTTTGTACTTCCTAATGTTGAAGAACTTGAACCTCTCCCTCCTGAAGATCCTCCTCCTGAAGAACTTCCCCCACCTGAACCTCCTCCTCCTGAAGAAGGAGAACTTATTGATCCCCCCCCAGTTCCAGAAAGTGCAGAAGAAACAGAACTATAATTTGAGGAAGTTGTTGAACCCCCACTTGTTCCACTTGAACCATAAGCACTTGAACTAGGAGTACTTTTCCTCGCAGCTCTCCGCGCTTTTCTTCTACTCCACCACCCCATTAGTTACAACTCCAATAATCTTTTAATTCATAACCTTTGAAATCTGGAGAAGCTTCAAACTTATTCATTAAGTCGTCCATACTATTTGCACTTGTAACTTGCGGAGAATCTAAATGAACACAATCCTTTTCATAAACATAGAAATCATTATGGTTCTGTTTATAATCAATTAATGCAATACCACCTAGAAGAACAATCGTGAACACCAAGAAGACGCCTAGTTTTTTCATACTAAACCAAACATTAACTTATTTAAATACTTAATTCTTTTTCTCTTCTTCGTTCATGATTGAATCAACTATTTCGTCAAATTCAATTTCGGACGGAGCTTCTTTTCCTTTATCTCCGTTACCAGGTAATGTTCCTTTCAAGTAATTGAACAAACCAACCAGTCCAAAGTTAAATATTATCCCGAACATACTTGAAACTTTTGCACTTAACATTAACACAGTCCAGTTATTAACCAGAGTAAATATATTTGCAGTACCGATTACGAAGAAACAAATGATTCCTAACTTATAGAATTGATTCATATCTATTTGCATATTCTCAAACTTCTCTTTAAAACTCATAGTACTTGTAAATTTCCCCCAGTTGATTCTCTTAACTCTCGAGTAATTTGTTTAGCAATTTGTTTACCTGTTTTGTCTTTGTATAATTGTATTGCCATTAACTTCCCTTCTTTGTCATATGCAAGTTCAACTTTATGTCCTTGATTCTTTTCTGCATTGACAAGTTTCTGTAATACTTCGGAGTTAGACATCCAAGTAATTGCATAGTTATTTTTACACCAGATTTTAATATCTATCTCTTCTTTAATCTTCTCTAGTTTAATTCTAAACAATAGTTGTATTGGTTTTTGTGTCATTGTATTATTCCTATTTGTTCGTAAAATTCTGGATTCAAGTATATTGTTTGTCTTGAAATCTTGAATGTTACTACTTCATTATGTTTACATAATTTACTTAGTGCATTGGTTAGTGATTGACTGCTCATCAAATCTTCATCAACCATCTCTCTTATTTCTTTATGAGTTGTGAATTGTAGTTTAGTTATCAATCTCTCTACTATTTCTTGTCCCATGATCACTACTCATTTCTTTTTCTATCACTCGGACTTTGTTATTACAGTTGGGACAACTAACGAAAATCATCTTAGACTTTGTTTCCCAGCCATAACCACACTTACTACAGATCACTTCTTTTTTTTCTATTTTGTTGAACATAAACTTATAATATAATAATAAGTATTTAAGTCTTTTGGTTTGAGTATAATTAAATATTTAAATAACCTTCTTATTATTCTATTGAGAGTAAAAGATGGTAGATAATAATTTTGGAGAAACAAAAGAACTTGCATATGATCTGCGACAAAGATTCGCATTACAGATTGGAGATATAAGACAAAAGATAATAGAATCAAGAGAAGACAAAGATTATCCTAGGTGGTTTAATCAACTTGATGCATTGTTTATTGAGATTTCACATAAGTTAGATCAAGAGGAGAAGAAATATTACAGTTCTTTATTGACTGCTGCAAGTGCTGTGATTAAGGATAGTGGTTCTGCATATACTAATAAGAAACTAGACGGAAATAAAATTTATATGGAACTTCGTAAAATAAATATTTGGTTACAATTTATGATGGAGAAATATGATTTGTTCGGAAGTAAATTCATAGACGATGGGTTATAATTATAATGTTAGTCACAGATAAACAGTATTACATGGAGAAATACTTGGTTGCAAAGTTAGATGTTCTATGTGAACGATGTACTTTACCAAATAAACAAGACAATTTACTTCTAGTCGATGGAGATGAAGGAAGTGGTAAATCAAACACCTCTATTGAAGTTGCATATTACATGGCAGATAAAACTGGGAGGAAGTTTACTGTAGATGATGTTTATTTTGATATTGAACTCCTAATCGGAGAAGCAATTGCGGAAGATAGTTATGATAGAATATTTGTTTGGGATGAAGCTGCACTAAAAGGACTTGCGAGTGAATGGCAGAACCAATGGCAGAAAACTTTAATCAAAATGTTAATGGTTGCAAGAAAGAGAAGACACATTTATATCTTTAACATTCCAAAGTTCTTTAAGTTGAATGAATACATTGTGATTGACAGAAGTATTGGATTAATTCACACCTACATGCAGAAAGGACTTAAACCTGGATACTATACTTACTGTAATAAGAATAAGAAAGAAGCATTATTTAATTATTTTAGGAAAACAAAGAAGAGGGCTTATAGAAACTTCATTAGTTTCAAAGGACAATCAACTAAGTATAACCTCCCAAGATTAATAGATGAAGTGATATATGAATCAAAGAAAGACGATGCAATCATGAGTATTGATAAGGGAGAGGATAAAGGTTCTACTAGGAAAGCATATCTAGTGGATATGTTGGACAGGTTAGTGAAGCATGATAAAGAAAGTGGATTCAAAAGGACACAAGTATATTACTCAAACTTGATTGGAGTTTCGGAAAATACGATTAGAAGATATTTAGAAGAATTAGGACATAAATCCCTAGGGAAACCAGCATATCTGCCGTCTACCAGTGCCAATTATAATAATAAGAGTAGTTAGAACACATATAATAATATGTTCAACCAGTCAAAATAAAAAATAAAATGAAATTAACTAAAGACCAGAAGAAAGGTATGTGGGTTATATTAATAGTAGCATTCGTAACCGTTTTGACAATCTATTTGTTTATTAGTATAGTGTTTAAGGTTCAATTGTTGTCCACACCCTGCGAACTATGTGTTGAATCCCAACCCTACCTAAAGAGTTGTTTCCATAATCAAATGTTTGTAGAAGAATTAGTTCCTGGGGGAATTGATCTCCCAAGTGTTGAGAAGGATAGTGTGAATGAATTTGTGGAAGCTATTAAAAAGAATTCTAAATAAGTTTACATATAAGTAAACTATTGTGCAACGTTCCACTTAATTTAAGTGTAAGAAGTATTAGTTAAGTTGCACAAAAGTTCGGAATTATTTCTTTTTACTTGCTTTATATTTTTTTATTATTGCTTTCATTCTTTTTTCATTTCTCTCTCTTTCTTTTAGAATGTCTTTTAAAGTTATTCTTTCTGTAGGCTTTGTTTAATAAGTAGGCTCTGTTTAGAAAATATCCTTATTTATTGAAAACTTTTTCCCGATGGTATTTTAAATATTTCTCTCTTCCTTTTACAGGCAATAATTGAACTTTATTTCCGTCTTTTATTTTTAATTTTCCTTGATTCATTGGAGAAATCCAAGGCGATACTCTCATTGTTCCATTATCTTCAAAAGTAATAAATCCCCTATCAAATAATTTATCATAAGTTGGAGTTAGCATGAATCCATTTTTTGGGTCAGTCTTTTCTTCGGTTTCAGATTTAACCCATGGCTTTATATGAGAAGCAATAAGCAATCTTTCATCAGATACAAGTGTTATGGGGCAAAAAGGACATTCATTTAATAAATTCTTACGATATTCCCCTTGACCCTCTCTGGCTAAAAATATTTTGGGTTTATCTTTTATTTTTTTATCTTCTCTTATTTCTTTTTCTTTTATTTTAAGTTCGTAAGGATTACTTTCTTCTCCAAAGAAATCTGCGAATAATTTAAAATAATAAGATATTTTTTCACTTTCATCTTTTATCTTTAGAACAGAAATATAAGTTATATTTGGTAGAGATATTTTTCTCATAAATAAATAAGGTTTATCATTAGAATTAAGATACATTCTTAATCCAACTATATTTTTTTTAAAATCTAATTCAAATTCAAGAAATTCTTCTTTTGATTGATTCATTTCTTCAAAATATTTTTTCCAATCTTCTTTTAATAATTCTTTTTTCTTATATGGTTGGCTTGGATGTTCATATTCTTCTTTTACTAAATTCAAATATTTTAGAAAATCACTTTTTAGAAAAAAACATCTTCTTGAAAAATCATCAAAAAACTTAAAATTTGCAGAATTTTTAGAACCAACATAAAATTTTGCTTCTCCATGACCTTTACCTATTTTATTATGAGAACCAACAATACAATCTGGAATAGTTAATCTTTCTTTTGCATCAAGAATTTCATACTCTTTATCTAAAACTTTAATCTTTTGAAGCATATTTTTTAATATCAATTGACATTAATAAATGTATCAGAACATCAACAACAATTGCATTTCCTGCCTGTTTATATGCTTGTGTATCACTAACGGAAATTTTAAACCTATCATCAAAGCCCATTAATCTTAAACATTCTCTGGGGGTCAATTTTCTTATCTTTGTTCCTTTTGTGATATAATTATCTACTCCTGCTCTGTGCATTTTAGCCATAGTTGCTAAAAGAGGTCTTGCTATTTTTAAATCAGTTATTGGTTTGCTATAAAAATTTTTTGTTCCTGTTGAAGTAACATATTTTTTAGTTTTATCAGATAAAAAGTATTTATCTTCTACTTTATTTTTGGGTATTTCCATAATAAAATCTCCATGCCAGTTAAATTGTTGATTTTTAATTTGACAGAGAGCAATATCTCCATTTATTTGGGTATATTTCTTTTTTAACATATCTTCTCTAGTCACAAATGCTTTACCCTTTTCTCCAAGCCAATATTTTGAATTTGGATTATCTTCCAAAAAATCTTGCATAGCCAACTTTAATTCTACTGGCTCGGGAAATTCAAAATCTTTCCTTTCCTTTAGAAATCCAACAACAAACATTCTTTCTCTATTCTGGGGAATCCCATAATTTCTTGCATTTAGGACTTTTACATGAACATCATATCCAGTATTATCTAAATTTGATTTAAGTTCTTTCCATGTTTCACTCTTTCCGTGATTCATAATTCCTTTAACATTTTCATAAATGAAAACTTTTGGTTTCATTTCTTTAACCAATCTAACAAATTCATAAATTAATAATCCTCTTGGGTCTTCAAGCCCTTTTCTTTTTCCAACCATAGAAAAAGATTGACAAGGACTTCCTCCAACAAATAAATCTACTTTATTTTTATATTTTTTACCTTTAACATCATGTATATCTTCAATCCAATTTTCTTCTTTCAAATCGTAATTCTCAAAAAAACTCTGCTTACAAAATTTATCTGTATCACAAGCAAAAACAATTTCTGTTGGGATATTCATTCTTTTAAGAGCATGTTCAACAGCACCAATACCACTAAATACCGTGGCTAACCTTATTTTATTCCTCTTGACTTGTTTTCTTTTAGTTGAAGGAGTTGTTGCTCTTTTATTTGAACACTTTTTAGAACAAGTTATTGACCTTTGACTTCTGCTTTGGGGGATTATTTTTTCACACTCAATACAAAATCTTTCTTTTTCATCTTCTTTATTTCTTTTTACCATTATTTCTTTTTCTCCTTATTTTTTCTCTCCAAATCCCAATATGCACTCTTACATTTTGGACATATACGAGGTTTATCTTTTAGTGTTCCTACAAGTTGCGATAATTCAACTCGGGGTATCCATTCATGATTGCACCTTAAACATCTGAAAGCATTAACCTCTTTTTTTATCCTAAACTTTTCTTTTACAATCATACTAATTTATATGCTTTATTCTTTATATAGTTACCCATTATAAAAACATTGTTTATATTATATGTTTTTATTAAAGTTAAGGATATTATTGATTATTTTACCGACGATAATTATATAATGCTTACTTATATAAGTAAGAAAAGGAAAGGTTTATATAGTAAGTATTACTTATATAAGTAAGATGATAAAAGTAAACAAACAAACACAAACTCAATCATGGAAATACATGACAAGAGAAGATAAAGCAAAAGAACTAATCAAAGTTTATGACATTGTAGAAACTGAAAAAGGTTGGAAAGTTCCAAGCCAAACAGATTCTAAATTAAGTTATTTAGTTCAATATGACGGACACGAGCCAACTTGTAACTGCCCCGATTGTAAAAAAAGAAAATCAAAGTGTAAGCATATTTTCGCAGTAGAATTTTATTTAAGAAAAGCAATTAATAAAAAAGGAGAATTAACAGAAGTAAAAGGGGTTAGAGTTACTTATGCTCAAAATTGGTCTGCCTACAATAAAGCCCAAACAAATGAAAAATTAATCTTCTTGAAACTCTTGAAAGATTTATGTTTAAATGTAGAACAGCCGACATATAAATTTGGTCGTCCAACTTTACCTTTTAGTGATATGCTTTTTGGCTCAATTATGAAAGTTTATACTGGATTTTCATTAAGAAGATTTATGTCGGATATGAAAATTGCTAAAGAAATGGGATTGGTTGAAGTTGTCCCAAGTTATTCTACTATTTCAAATTTTATGAATAGAGAAGAAATTAAACCAATTTTAGATGAGTTAATTAAAACAAGTGCATTACCTTTGAAAGAAATTGAAACAGATTTTGCGATTGATTCAAGTGGATTTTCTACTTCTCGTTTTGCTCGGTGGTTTGATTACAAATGGGGCAAAGAAAGAAAATATAAGGTTTGGTTGAAAGCCCACATAAACTCTGGTGTAAAAACCAATATCATTACAGCAGTTAATATCACAGAGGGACATTCAAGCGATTCTAAAGAATTAAAATCTTTAATTGAACAAACAGCCAAGAATTTTAATATGGTTGAAGTGTCAGCAGATAAAGCCTATTGTGGAAAAAAGAATTTTCAATTTATAGAAGAAACTGGAGCAGTTCCTTTTATTCCTTTCAAGAAAAATGTAACTGGAAAAAGAGGGGGTTGTGCAATTTGGAAAAAGATGTATCACTTCTTTATGTATAAGAATGATGAGTTTATGAAACATTACAATAAAAGGTCAAATGTGGAAACCTGTTTCCATATGATTAAGTCAAAGTTCGGAGATTCAATAAGAAGTAAAAAAATGACTTCACAAGTTAATGAATTATTGATTAAGGTTTTGTGTCATAATATTGTTTGTGTGATTCATGAGGTTTGCGAGTTAGGGATTAAGGCAGAATTTAGTTTAGAGGTGGCTAATAATTCTGTTTAAGAAGTGGGTTGATTTTTGGACTTATTAAACAAAGCCCTTTCTGTAATATCTTTTGTTAATGCTCCCTTAAAACCTGTTTTTGTTACCATTTTATTTATTCCTCCCTTATGATTTTATTTATCATAACTTTTCAAGTGCATTGGAATTTAAATATTTATTCTTT